ATAATTGGAAATTATTATTTAAACACGCATAATTAACTTTATGCGTGTTTTTTATTTATATTTGTATGATTAATAATTAAATTGTAAATTATGAGAATTTTTAATGTAGAAATTAATGGTATAGATGCAGAATGGTTTTGCAATCTTACTAAAGAGCAAAAATATGATTGGATTTTAAAAAACACAAATCAAAGTAATGATATTCTTATTAATGAATTTTTAAATAGAACATTAGATCCAAATAAAAAAGAATATTGTGTAGGGTGCAGAGAAAAAAAACAAAAAGTATCAATAGCTAAAATAGTAGAAAATGGCAATATCAGCAGCGGAAATGAGCAGACGATTGAAACCGTTATTGAATCAAACGAAACTAGAACAATTAGTAGAAGTAGAAATAAGAAAAAATGAAAAGGAGCTAATTGAATATAAGAAAGGTGATTATCTTATAGGAGATATTTATGGAGATGGCAGTAGAGTTCCATATAAAGATGATGAATATGCAACTTATAAATATTTTAAAAATCCATTAGCAGGTGGAGAAACAGATTTAATAAATACAGGAGCTTTTATTAATTCATTTTTTTTACAAAAACCAATTAAAAATAAATATATTTTTGGTGCAAAAGATTATAAAGTGCCAATGCTAAAGAAAAAATATACTGCTGGTATTTTTAGTTTAAATGAAGCAAAGTTTAATAGGTTCTTAGATGGATATGTAATAGAAGATTTTAGAAAGGTTTTAAAGAAACAACTTGGACAATAAATGGCAAAGTATAGCTCAATAGAAAACATACCCGCAAAACTGTTCTTTGAAGTTTTAAGTAGTAAGGATTACACTTTATTACAAGCCGATTATGAAGATGAAGATTTAGAATTGATTTTTATTGCTATTTATGATGATTTTTTTGTTAAATCAGATAATCCCGAAGCAAAAAGGTATTTAAATTTAACAACTAACATAGCTTTTTTAGAATATAAATTAGCAACTATAAAACAAGTAATGGAATTTGCTTATTTCGCACATTTAACAAAAGAAATGCGGGATAAAATATTAAAAGCATTAGAAGTTGGTTGTGGAATATATATTGATAAAGATGCAGATTTTACAGAAGAAGTTAAAAGAGTAATGCAGGTTGAAACAGGTATTATTGAAAATGATTTAACTATGGAAAAATTAGATTTAGATTCAATGGTAAAAAATAGTTCTCAAAAGGCATTTGATTTTTACGATAATATTGTTTCTTTAAGTAATGTTCATGAAAGAAATATAGACGAAACAATTACATTAGCTATGTATATAGCTTTAGATAAAAGTGCAAAACAAAAAATAAAAAAACAGAACAATGGCAAATGATGGTTTTATAGAGTTTTTAAGTCCTAATGCATTATCGGAATTAAAACAAGCTGAAACTTTAGTTAATAGTTTGGCAAGTAGCATTGAAAAAATAAATAAGTTTAAATCACCAACTTCTCCAAGTGGTGCTGATAATGCTGCAAAACAAATGGCTGCTGATTTAAAAGCACAAGAACAAGCTATTAAAAATACCACTACTGCTTTAATTCAAGAAGAAAAAGTAAAGCAACAAGTTATTGCTACTGAAATAAAACAATCTAACGCTATAAAAGCCAATATAGCAGCAAGAGAATCAGAAAGAAAAGCTACTTTAGCACAACAACAAGCACAAGAAAAAGCCGCTAAAACAGCAGAACGTGAAGCATTAGCCAATGAAAAGTTAAACTCTGCTTATAACCAATTAAACGCTGCAAGAGCAAGAGCAAAAAATGTATTAAGAGATTTAATTGCAAGTGAAAGTGCATCAAATGCTGAAATAAGAAAAGCTCAAAGAGAATTTGATGTCTTAGATCAAAAAGTTAGAAAAGCTGATAAAGCAGTAGGAGATTTTTCAAAAAGTGTTGGTAATTATAAAGGAGCATTATCAGGTATAGGCAATTTAATGGGTGCTTTTGGTATATCAACTGGACTTTATTTAGCTGCTGATTTAGTTAAAAACATATTTGAAACGACTAAGCAATTACAGTCAATGGATTTGGCTTTAAAAATGGTTAGTGGAACACAACAAGAATTTGCCAATAATCAACTTTTTTTAACAAATTTAGCTGAACAATATGGTATTGAAATAAAAGGTCTTACAAAAAACTTTACTGAATTTTGGGTTGCATCTAAAGGAAAACTTGAAGCAGAGCAAATAAAAGAAATCTTTACAAGCATTTCTAAATCTGTTGCAGTAATGGGATTATCTGTTGAGCAACAAGATAGTGCTTTCCTTGCCTTACAACAAATGATGAGTAAGGGAACTGTTCAAGCGGAAGAATTGAAAAAACAATTAGGTAATGCATTACCTGGTGCTGTTAAAGCTGCTACAATGGCTTATCAAGCATTACATCCTGAATTAAAAGTAACTGAAAAGTTATTTATGGAACAAATGAAAGCTGGTAAAATATTATCAGCTGAATTGTTACCTGAATTGGCAAAAGCATACGAAAAACTTTATGGAATTGAAAATGTTACTAGAGCTGAAACATTAACTGCTGCCCAAAATAGACTTAATAATAGTTGGACTAATTTAATTCGTTCAATTAACGAAAGTAATTCAGGAGCTTTAACGACTTTTTTTACTGCTGCAACACAAGCGGCTACTGGCTTTTTAATGATTTTAACAAGAATTAATGATAGTTGGGATAATATTTATAAAAAAGCAGAGGAAAAAGGTTTATTTGATGCTAATACAACTTTTACTAATTTAATGGGTAATAAACAAGGAGATGAAGCATTTAAACAAGCTGAACAAAATATAAGAATTGCCAAAAGCGCAATAAAATCAACAGTAGAAGAATTAAAGGATTTACAAACACAATTAAGTCAAACAAATCCATATTTATTAAATTTTGGAGAAAGCCCTAAAAGTATTAAATTAAAAATTGAAGCGTTAAAACAACAAAAAGCAGAATATGTTGGTTTATATAATTTAAGCAAACAATTTTTAACAAATAAAAATAAACCTTCAATAATAGCTCAAACAGAAGAAGAAACAAAAGCAGAAAAAAAAGCAAGATTAGATGCAGCTAAATTTGCAGAAGAACAAAGAAAACAACAATATGAATTAGACGTATCTAATATTAAAAGAGAAATAGAAAGAGCTAAAGATAAATTTAATATTGTAGAACAATTAAATAAAAATGAATTAGGTTATTTTGAAAATGGGATTGCTAAAAAAATGAAATTATCTATGGATTTAGCAATACTTGAGTTAAAATTAGCTCAAAAAGTTGCTGATGAAAAGATAAGATTAGCTAAAGGAAATAAAGCATTAGGTATTCCACCAAGTATTGGTGGCGATGTTGTGGCACAAAATGATTACGCAACAGAATCAGTTAATATTGCTGAAAATTTCACAAATAGAATGGATAAAATCAATAAAGATTATTTCAGTTCTATGGCAGAAGCTGTGCCTAAAGATTGGAGTTCTAAAACTCCTACAATGTGGACACCTGAGCAAATAAAACAAGCAGAAGAAGATGATAAAAAAATAACTGAAATACAAAAAAGATTACAAGACGAATTTAGAAATTATATTCAAAGTTTTGGTCAAGAATTTTTTGCTAATGCTGGTTTTGGGGAAACATTTGATTTTTTTGCAAGAATGGATCAAGATGGCAAAACTATGTTTGATAAACTTGGAGAATTAGCAGATGGTTCAGTTGAAAAATTTGCAGCAACATTTCAAGCAATATCGGAAACTGCTCAAGAAGCATTTAATTTTATATCGGAAGCATCACAAAAGAATTTTGATGCAGAATACGCAAGACTTGAACAACAAAAAGAAGTAGCATTAATGTTTGCTGGAGATAGTGCTACTGCAAGAGCAGAAATAGAAGAACAATACGAACAAAGAAGAAAAGTAATAGCCAGGAGAGAAGCTAAGGCAAAAAAAGAACAAGCTATATTTAACATTGCTATTGATACTGCACAAGCAATAGTAGCTGCTGTTGCTAAATCTCCTTTGACTGGTGGTTTACCTTGGAGTGCTATTGCTGCTGCTATTGGTGCTGCTCAAATAGCTATGGTATCATCACAAAAAATCCCTCAATATTGGAAAGGTACAGATAATGCAGAAGGTGGTTTAGCATGGACACAAGAAAAAGGTCGTGAGATTATTACAGATAGTCAAGGTAGAGTTAAATCATTAGGTAGTGATAAAGGTGCTGAATTAACAATGCTTTCTAAAGGCGATAAAGTATTTACTGCTGAAAAGTCTGCTATGATGTTTGATAATAGTTTAAATAGTATGCTTTTAAATAATGGTATAGTTATGCCTAAAGTTGAAGTTTCAATGGATGCTGAAAGAATAACTAATGAAATTAAATCTTTAGCTAATACAATAGCATCAAAAGAAAGTTTCTCAATAGTTAGAGATGCTAAAGGAGAAAGAATATATCAACGTAAACAAAACGAACGTAAAGAATTATTAAATAACATTTTAAATGTAAAAACTTATGGGGTTTAAACACTATTTAAACTTTTTATCGTTACCAAGCGTTGGTACTATTGAAATTGCAGAGCCAATAGGCTTCGATGGTGCTTCTTATAAAGTAAAGCAAGATGATAAACGTTTTGGCAGAGATATAATTATTGCTAATGAAGATACTGAGCTTACATTTACAAGAGATTATTTTGAGCAAATACAAATAACACAAATATTACCAAGTGGTGAAGTGTTTAATTATGCAAGTCAAGGATTTGATTACTTATTAGATATATTTCAAAATGACGGATGGGAAGGTAAGGTTGAATATATTATTGAAAAAGATAATTTAACTTTTACTACTGGAATATTTAGTTATTATACTTCTATTGTAGAATTTGATAATATTAAAGTTAAGATAATTCAAAACACTAATCGTGAAGTTTTAAAAAGGTTAGATGATACTGATATTGATGCTTTTAATAATAAGTCGTTAGATGGCAGAGATATAACACCTTGTGATACTACCAATATACTTTTAAAAGCAAAGCCAATAATACAATCTGGTAAATGGATATATGGAATAGATGATGTAACTTATTTAAGAAGGTCTGATATTAATGCTCCTACAAGTAGAATTAACTATTCAAATAATATTATTTTTTCGGATATACAAAATACATTATCATTTATACAAGGACCTGTACAATCTGGAAGGCAAAACTTTAGATATTTATATGCTGCAAATGAATTTAGAAACGTAAAAATAAATATTTCTAATTTAGATGTTAGAGTAATGGTTGCTGGGTTTACTACTCAAGCTACAGCGCAACTTGTTTATGAGGTATATGATGGAAATCCTGCTTCTGCTTCAATAGATGGGGGAACTATTGCTATAGCTACACTTGAAAATCCTTTTTTAAGTAATTATATTGTTACAGTTCCAAATATACCAAGAGGTTTTTATTTGTCAATTTATTTTATAATAAATGATGGTATATCAATCGGTAATCCTATTGTAATTGAATATCATTCAATGGATGTTGAAATAGCAGGTACTTCTGTTTCTATTGATACTGTAGTTAAAGGAATTAGATTAATAGATTTAATAAAACACAATGTAAAATCTATTGTTGATATGCCAGTTTATGCTCCTGAATATGATTTAGGTGGTGAGCATTATGATAATTTTGCTTTTAACGGATTATTACTAGGTCAAATAACCGATAGACCATTTTATAATCAATTTAAGGATTTAATGAACATTCCTATGGAAACTTGTTCAGATTATCAAATAAACCCTAATAGCATTGAAATATTGCCTTATGCTGATTATTATGAAAATATAGAATTAGCAGTATTTGATGAGTTGCCAAGTTTTACTTCTAACTCAATGTTTTCTAAACAATATACTTTAAAAAATGCAGAGTTTAAATACAGTAGGTCAAGTAGTGAAAGAGAAACAAACTCTAAAAACTCTATTGACGATTTGCATACTGAAACACAAAAATACATAACTGATAGTGTTGATGGTAGTTTAAAAGTTGATATAAAACATATTAGAAGTGCGTTTCTAATTGAACAAGCAAGACAAAGAGCATTTGAAAATCAACAAACAACAAGTTTGCAAAATGATGATAATTTATTTTTGCTTAAATGCGTAACATTAGATCCTGAAAGCGAAGGTGGTTTTGGAGCTGTTTTGTTAATGCGTGAAAATGAAACTGGGCATTTAGAAATTTTAAATAATAATTTAGATGGCGATGGTATAGATTTTAATTGGACTTTATTAGGTTTTAGTGTTGGTGATACTTTTTATATTGATAGTGGTCAAAATGTAGGAACTTGGCAAGTTTTTAATATTACAAATACTGTTTTAGAATTATTCCCTATTTCAACATCAGTTTATTTTGAAGGAGATGCTTTTATAACTATGCGTTGGTTTTTTACTGATGTTACTTATACAAATCAAACTAATGAAGATTATGATTTAATTGAAGGAGTTGCTAATCCTGACAGATATTCTAATTTAGATTATAGTTGGGGTAGAAATATTCAAAGATGGTATCCATATTTAGCAAGTGCTACTAAATTTAAACCTAATGATGTAATTAAAACAAGTTCCTTTAAAATTAATGGTAATTTAGTAACAAGAAAAGATAGTGAAAGTCAAAATGTTTCTGATAGTGCTGATATTTTAAATAGTGATATTGCAAGTCTTAAAATATTAAATCCTTTTAACCATACTGTAAAAGTCTATGCAGATTTTGCTACTGTAACACAGCTTATTGTGGATATTAGAGATATAAAAGGATATGTTTCTGTAAACCTTAACGATGGCAGAATGATTAAAGGTTATGTTCAAAATATGGAATATACATGGATTACAGAAGAATTAGATTTAGTGCTTGAAGAAAAGTTTATTAGTGATTTTATGGAGATAGATTTGACAGTCAATTTAGATACCACAACTACTACAACTATCACTAATCCAAATTATCCAACAAAAACTGATTTAAAATCATTTCAAATTAATAATATTTTTGTTACTTTGTACGATTCAGTAGATAACACATTATATCCGCCAACAAGATTTACAAACGTTAAGATAAATGGAGTGCAATATACTGACATAACTTTATTCTCTGATGCTTTGACTTTATTAATAAATTCACAAAATGAATGATTTAAGTTTTATTCGGCTTGAGCCAAATTTTAATGATGCAAAGTATTTAAGAGCAAGTACAGCTTCAAAGATATTCTATAATGGACAGATAATACTTTGTCCTAATCAAACTTATTTACAAACTACAAATTGTCCTCTAGGAATTGCATTTGATGGTAACTATAAAGTTACTATTATTGATTGTAATGATAATGAATTACAAGATATTACTTCTAATGTAGCAATTAACGAAAGAACTATTAATGGAGTTGAACAAATAGATTTTGAGATTGTAAACATAGGTGTTGATTATTATGCTAAAAATGTTTACTTAAAGTTTATACACACAGTATCTAATTATGTTTGGTATTCAAATCCACTACAAATAACTAATTATTTCGACGATATAAGCTCCAGGTTCAATTATAAAAATGCAAATGATACTTATTATCAATCAATAACTTTAAAGTGTTTTTTTAGCGTTAATGATGCTGAAAGCAATTCAAGTGAATATGTAACATACGAAGGTAAAAAGATTACTTCACGTTTAATTACAACTGAATTAGAGCAATATTTCTTTGATAGTATAGACAACTTTACATTTAGAAGATTAAACAATTTGTTAAGTAGAAATATTGTTTACATTAATGGTTATAGAATAACTAATAAACAAACACTTGCGAGTAAAGCTCGTACAGGAGATACAAATATTTTTAGTCTTGATTTTAAAGTTGCTATTGATTATAATGATATATTTGTAGAGCAATTACAAATATTTGATCCATTAGAATTAGTAACTTTAATACCATTAGGTTTTTATACAGCACAAATATAAAATGAATTTACCAAATCAAATAACAGGTACGTTTAATAGAAATATAACTTTAGCAACAGGTTTTCTTAAAGTCTATAAAGACAATGCTTTGTTTTTAACTTTTGATGAAACGGATATAGTAGTTACAGGAAATGTTTTTACAATAGATATTACAGGTTTATTTCTTAATAATGGAGATTATTATATTAACTTTACCTCAGGATTGTTTAAAAATGTATTATTTAATGAAGTTTATCCAGGAATAACAAATACAACAGATTGGGCATTTACAATAACAGATGGACAATACGAAAGTACAGAATATAGCAATGAATATTTAATAAATTAAAAAATGGCAACAAAATCAAGTTTAATAAGCGCAGTAAATGGTTTTATAACATCAGTTGTAAATATAACAAAACATAGAAATTCTATGTTAGAAGTTATTAATGAACTTTACCCATCAAAAGTTACAGACAACTCAACTACTGAAACATATACAACACAGACAAACGCAAACATTACTTATGGGATTCAAATAGTAAAACAAGGTAGAAGCATTAGAATTAATGGAACTTATACATATAGCGGTGTTACTACTTTAGAAGCTGGAACTGAAATATTTGAATTTAAAGAAAGCGAATTTAAAGGTGATACAAGTGCCTATTTAGGTGTTAATATTAGATATATTCCTTATCTTTTAGAATCAACAACGGAAATAGCACCTTCTTCAACAACACAATTTTCAATAATAATTAGTTCAGATAATTAATAAATAAATGAGTACATTAACAATAAGAAAAAAGAGTTTAAAAACATGGTTGCATACAGATAGTATTTTAGGCGATTTTATAATCTCTAAATTCTATTTTAATGCTGACAATGTTTCTTTTCAAATAGTTGAGCAAGGGCAAAGTAGACGTGTTATTTATAACATTACAGATATTACTTTATATGCTTTGCCAACAGGTGGTACTGCTGAAACTTTTACTACAATTACTGAATTATCTTTACGATTAGAAGAATTAAATTATCCCGCTTTTCAATACGATGGACAAATAACTTCTATTGCTAATTTAATTGATGCTGGTACAAATATAACAATTACAGGTGATGGTACTGCTGAAAGTCCTTATATAATTAACTCAACAGGTGGTGGTGGTTCTCAAACTCTTGCAGAAACTTTAGTATTAGGAAACATTACAGATGGCACTGACATATCCATTTCCGATGGCGATAAAATATTATTAGATAATGGAGCAAACTTAAAAAAAGGCACAACCGATGCAGGACTTGGTGGATCTAAAGGTATAGCTTTGCGATGTGCTGTTGATTACGAGTTGAAGTGGGAAGCGGGTAGATTATACGTTATGGGTGGCGATGGGTTTACAATTAGAGAAGTATCGCATAACTTTACAACTACACCGACTGCAACTGATGATGATGATAAAGGCTTTATTATAGATAGTCGTTGGATTTTAGATAATGGCAATGTTTATGTTTGTACGGATGCAACAACAGGAGTTGCGGTTTGGGAGTTGCAAAGTAGCGGTACTCCAACGCTTCAAGAAGTATTAGACAACGACCATGATTTAGTTGATAGTAATAACTTTCAAGGAACAGGAGCAGGGATTGATAATACAGGTGCGCAAGTTAATGCTTTTGGTTTTAATGCTGCAAGAGAAAACACAGGAAATTCAATTAATGCCCTTGGTGTAAATACTTGTTATCAAAACACAGGAGATGCTGTAAATGCATTAGGAGATACTGCAGCACAATCAAACACAGGTACTTTTGTAAATGCTTTAGGTCAAGATGCTGCAAATGCTAATACAGGAACTCAAGTAAATGCTTTAGGTACAGAAGCAGGAATTGAAAACGCAGGGAGTAGTGTAAATGCTTTTGGTAATGCCGCAGCAGGTTTTAATACAGGAAACAGTGTAAATGCTTTAGGTGATAATGCAGGTTATAATAATACTTTCAACAATGTAAATTTATTTGGTAATGCTGCAACTGCTGATGAAGATGGCCAAACAGTATTTTCAAAAAATGGTAGCATTTTTGCTCGTATTTCAACAACTGATTTAACAGCCACAAGAAAATATAATTTACCTGATGCAGATGGAACACTTGCTTTAACTACTGATATTACTACCCCAACACTTCAAGAGGTAACTGATGAAGGAAATGAAACAAGTAATCCTTTAAAAGTAATTGATACAGGTATTAGTTCAACACAATTACAACAAAACGGATTAGTTTTTGAAGATTTAGATGATTTAGGCATAACCAGTTTATTATTTCAACAAACATCAGAAGGTAATGAGCAAGTTATTGAAATTAGACCGTTAAGTGGCACAATGGCTTTACTTTCTGATATTTCAGCAGCAGGAGTTACTTCAGTAGGATTAACTATGCCATCTGCATTTAGTGTTACAAATAGTCCAATTACATCAAGTGGTGATATAGCAGTTACAGGTGCAGGATTAGTTTCACAATATGTTAGAGGTGATGGTACATTGGCAAATTTCCCTAATTCAACAGGTGGTGGTTCATCAGTTAATTACTATCTTAATGGTAGTGTTTCACAAGGCACATTTGGAGGAGATACTTATTATCAAATGAGTAAAACGCCAATACTTGGGGCAGGCACTAATTTTATAAGAACAAATGGTGCAGGTAATGGATATATTGCATCGTTCATAACTGACGCAGGAGATCCTTCATTTTTAAATATACCTGGGGGTAATTGGAATGTAGAGTTTTATTTTCAATCAAGTGCAACAGGTGGAAGTCCACAATTTTATGGTGAAGTTTACAAAGTTAGTGCTACAAATGTATTTACGCTTGTCGCAAGTGGTTCAGCAAATCCTGAAGGTATTACAAATGGTACAACTGTGGATCAATATTTTACTTCAATTCCTGTTCCCCAAACTTCATTACTTATTACTGATAGATTAGCAGTTAGAATATATGTTATTACAAGTGGAAGAACTATAACATTACATACAGAAAATGGAAATCTTTGTGAGATACTTACAACATTCACAACAGGATTAACAGCATTGAATGGGTTAACACAACAAGTTCAAAATTTAGCAGTTGGAACAAGTGGAACTGATTTTGCAATTTCATCTGTTACTGATACACATACATTTAATTTACCAACTGCAAGTGCTTCAAATAGAGGTGCATTAAGTTCAACAGATTGGAGTACATTTAATGGTAAACAAAATTCATTATCTTATAGTCCTTATAGAAATGTTCAAACTTCGCAAACAGTTCATACAGGAACAACAGTTGAAACTTTAATATTTACTGCAACAATTCCTGCGGGTGCTTTTAGTAGTACTGATATTATAAAAGTCTTATATGGAGTAAATAAAACAACTGGATTAGGAACTTATGCTTTAAGAATTAGAGTAAACACTACAAACACTATCTCTGGCGCTCCTACTATTGCTTTATATA